CCGCCGATGTCGTAGTCGCCCTCCGGCTTGGCGAAGAGCACGCCATACCAGGCGTAGAGCTTCTGCGCGTTGGCGGGGATATCACTGCCTTCGCTCAGGTAGAACTCGCCGGGGAAGATGAGCTCGCCGCCCAGCTGACCGGGTCCGTACTCGAAGGTGCCGGTCGGCGGCTTGATGAGCATGGTCGGCGTCGTGGTGACGGCGTTCGGCAGCAGGTGTGTCGAGATGGTGATGTTGTCGAGGCCGCTCGGTGCCGTGAGGTTCGACGGTGACCACAGCGCCGCGACGTTGGTCGCGTAGGTGGCGACGTCGAGGTTGATGGTCACTGGCCGCCACCGATGTACGTCGGTGTCACGGCGAAGCGGTAACGGTTGAGGACTTCCCAGTCGTCGTCGGTGAGCACGGCGAAGACAGAGGCGCCGAACTCGTTGGAGCCGATCTGCCCTGCCTCGCCGCCCTGGCGGTTCTGATACAGCCTGACGCCCCAGATGGTCGCGAGGCTGGACAGCTCGGTGGGGATCGCCGCCCACCCGAAGCCGCTCGAGTCCGGCGTCACTTCGACAGTGTCATAGCCCGCCGCGAAGCGCGTCTGCGTGGTCGCAACGTCGGTCAGCTTGATGTAGAACGCGGGCCATCCGGTCGGCCGCGAGTGGCTCTGCGGGCGCACGACGTACTCGCCGGTGAGCATCGTGAACCACGTCCCGTTGGTGGCGTCACGGATGCGCAGCGTGGTGATGCCGGTGAGTCCCTCGGGGATCCACATCTCGGTCGTGCCGTCGCCGTCATAGGTGCGGATGGCCGTGCCGGCGGGCCCGATCGGCCGGCCCACGTAGAACTCCAGGCGCTCGTTGACCTCCGACGCGATGGACGTGCAGATGGCGGAGCCGCCCGTGGGGAGCGTCTGACCGTCTGACGCCATCCTCGTCGCGATGGCGGTGCCGCTGGTGTAGCTCTGTACGGTCATTCAGGTCCGTCCCATGCGTTGTCGCGGAGTCGCTCGATGTCGAGCGCCCAGTCGGCCAGTGAGCCGCCCTGGTTGAACGGCGTGGTGAACGTCTCGTGCCCGATGTCGCCGCCCCACTTGCGGGTGTAGTACGCACGGTTGTCTGGGTAGGTGTACCCATTCCGCTCTGCGTAGTGCGCGTCCTTGATGGTCGCCGAGCCGACGTGGCCGGTCGCTCCGGGGATGCGCAGGAAGTGGACGCCGCCGAGCTCCATGCGCCGGGTGTAATCGGTGTCCTCGCAGTACATCGGGGCAAACCCCTCGTCCCAGAAGCCGATCGCCTTGACGCACTCGAAGTTCAGCCCGAAGAGGCGAAAGTCGTTGATGCCGCAGAGCTTCGGCCCGGTGGCGTTCTCCATCTGCTCGACGACCCGCGCCATGTCGCCGGGTGCGAACACGGCGTCGGCGTTGGCGTACATCCACCACGGCGCCTTGGGGTGCGTCTTGATGAGCGCGTTCAGCGACCCGGAGTAGCCGAGGTTCGAGGGTGGCCGGAAGTCCACCAGCTGCCCGACGCAGGCCGGCACGATGTCGCGCACGGCATCCGTCAGTCCGCCCTCGGGCGAGTTGTCGATGATGACCAGCCGCTCTACCGGAGCGTCGATGCTGGCGACACAGTCCCGCAGGTAGTCCAGGTGGCTGATACAGGGAATGCCTAGGACCGGCGCAGCCACGCCATGCCCCATTCGGACTCTTCGACGCCTTCGACGTGGTACGGGCGCCGGATGCAGAAGCCCGTGACGGCGTCGAAGACGTCGGTCAGGGCGTAATCGTGGAGCACGATCAGGTCCGCTTCGAGCCGGTCGGCGAGCGCGAGTTCCTCGAGCGTGTGGTGGTACTCATGGGTCGTGTCGATGAAGACCATGCCGACCGGGTTCGGCAGGAGCGGGTGCAGGTTCGGGTCCATGTCGTCACGCCAGTAGAACGACCAGCGCGGGTCCTTCGATACCCGCTCGGGGACGTTCACGGGGATGATGTCCACGCTTGCCAGGCGCGCTCCGGCATCCATTCCGTCAAGCAGCGCCCATGTCGAGACGCCGGTCCTGACGCCCAGTTCGAGGATGTCGCTGTTGCCCGCTGCGAGCCGCGATAGCGTCGCGATGTGCGGGACCATGTCCAGCGTGGCAGCAGCGTGCTTCGCCAGCGTCGTCACGCCGCGGCGTCTCGGATGATCTGCTCGCGGGTCAGGGTCGGGTTCCAGCCCAGCTTCGCCCGCGCCCTGGTGATGTCCGGCACCTTGTCCGGGGCTTCCCGAAAGCCCTCGCCCCAGAGGGCGACCGGGTCCACGTACTCGATGCCGGACTCAGACTTCGTGATGGCGATCACGTCGGCGGCGAGTTGCGCGATGGTGCAGGCGTTGTCGGGGTTGCCGAGGTTGTAGACGCCACCCGGTATGCCCTGCGTGGCTGCCCGGATGATGCCGTCGACGATGTCCGCGACGTGGGTGAATGCACGGGTCGCCGAGCCGTCTCCGTACACCGTCAGCGGCTTGCCCGTCTGCGCCTGCTCGAGGAAACGCGGCAGGACGAAGCCGCCCTCGGCTCGCTGCCGTGGCCCCGCGACGTTGAAGGGCCGGATGATGCGGACGTCCAGCCCGAGCGTGTTGAGCAGCATCGTCTCGGCGGCCAGCTTGGCGACGGCGTACTCCATCCGCGCCGAGTGGCCGGACTCGATGATCCGGGGAGCCGCTTCGGTAGTCGGCCACTCCTGCGCGCCGTAGACCTCGGAAGTGGAGACGTAGATGAGGCGAGCACCAACCCGCATCGCGCGCTGGGCGAGCCCGTGCGCGTCGCTGACGACCTCGTGGGCAAGCCTGCCGGCGTACTCCAGCACGCCCACCGGACCGACCGGCCCTGCGAGGTGGTAGATGACCGTGGACGGCGGGATGTTGGCGTGGCTGACCGGCTGCACTTCGAGGCAGACCCGTCGCGGCCACTCCTGGGCGAATGCCGGCAGGGGCCGGTCGCCGGTGAAGCCCGTTTTGCCCCAGCGGTAGTCGTCGATGACGGTGATCTGATGGCCCTGCGCGGCGAGCGCGTCGACCAGGTGCGAGCCGATGAAGCCGAGGCCGCCGGTGACGGTAAGCATCATGCCGCCCTCTTCGCCGCTCGGCGTTCCGCGCGGTTGGGCTTGTGCGGCTCTTCGGGCGGCTCGGTGAGCGACGCTTCGAGTCCCGCGAGGTACGGGCGCCACTTCTCGGCGTAGACCGTGTCGGCGTCGTACTCGGCGCGGGCGCGCTCTTCGGCGGCAATGCTGCGCTCGACTGCCTTGATGCTCCCGCGCTCGGCGTATGCCTCCTCGAGCGCCTCGTAGATGCCGGCCGTCGAGGGCATCGCCACGTCCGACTTCTGCATCTTGTCCCAGAAGGGCTCGTACTCGATCTTCCAGCCGGTGTCGCCGACGATCTCCGGCTGCGCGCTGAAGTCCGTCACGATGGCCGGAGTGCCGCAGAGCATCGACTCGGCGACCGGGAGCCCGAAGCCTTCGCCGGATGATGCCGCGAGCAGCACGTCGGTGGCGCTGTAGAGCTCGACAATCTCCGAGGTCGGGATGAGCCCGGAGCGGTAGGCGAACAGGTCCGTGAGCCGCATGCGGTCACCCGGCAACCCGAGGTAGTGCAGGTACGCCGGGATCGGGAAGCCGTCCGGCCGCGTGGGGTCGGTGTGGAGATAGAGCAGCACGTCGTCGTGGTTGCGGGCGAACAGCGAGAAGGCCCGGAGGTTCTGTATCCACGCCTTGCGGTCCAGGTTGGGCGTCCCGATGTTGGCCGCGTTCATCGTCACGAGGAAGGCGTCCTCGGGGACTGACATCCGCTGCCGGATGTCTGACGGCGTGTGCCTCCACTCGGCGCCGAGCCCGTGCGGGATGTAGGCCGACTTCACGCCGACTGCTGCGAGCGCCTCCTGCCCGAACCTGGACATGGCGATCGTCTTGTGCGCCTGCGCCCACTTGTGGACATCGGGCGGCACGGGATCGTGGTCGATGGGCGTCCACGAGGCGACAGGCAGTCCCTCGAAGCGGGGCGCGTTCTTGCCGCCGAGCACCCAGACGTCGAACAGCGTGATGACGACGCCCGGTTCGCCGCGGAACCAGTGCTTTGCCTGCTGGTCGCAGACGTCGAGTCCGTAATGGATGGCGCCGACCGGATACAGCGGCACCGGGCCATGCGGAGTGTCGTAGAACTCCATGCCCGCCTGGTTGCCGTAGAGGCCCAGCACGGCCACGTCGTGCCCGTCTGCCTTGAGGCGGTCGAGCATCATCTTGGTCTGCGTTCCGTAACCCGAAGTGGCCCTCGGGCCTGTCGAATACCACGCGATGCGCAAGGGTCGCCCTCCCTCTTGGATGCACGAAAGCCGGGAATGACGGGGCGTCGTCAGACCCGGCTCTCGCATGTAGTGGGGTACCGGGATGACGCTCCCGGTGGGCGATCTCAGGTGTTGGCTGAGACGATGTAAGCCAGGGCGATGGTGTCCGCGAGCGCGCCACCGGCGCGGTACACGGTCCTCACTGCGACCTGGTCGGTGTCGAAGCGGAAGTCCACCGAGACAGCGACGCGGAGTGCGCGCTGCTTGATGATCCATGCCGAAAAGTCGCCGTAGACGACCGACTTCGTGGCCGAGGCTGGAGTCGCGAGGCCCGGATCTTCGTAGACCGGATCACCATCGAAGGCCGGGGGCTGCCCAGCTGCGATGGCGTCCTGCCACAAATATCTTCCGTTTTTGTCGGTGTACTTGCGCATCTTCTTGACCATGCCGTTGCTGGCAAGCCAAGCCCCGTTCTGGCGATACGGATACGCGCGGCCGTACTTCAGGTCGAGGAGGTCTTCATAGCCGATGAAAGTAGCAGTCGAGCCACCGGACAGGCCGTTCGCCGTGCCGCCGTTGGTCGCCGCGGTGAGCAGCGCCGCCGACATGGCTGTGCCGGCCGTGAAGCCGAGCTGCCGACCCTGCTGCTGGCTGATGAGCTGCAGGAGGCCGATGAGCTCGTCCTCTTCGGCTTCCGCGCTGATGTAACTCAACGCCTTGTAGCTGACCGGCGTGGCTGTCGCGCTGCCCTCGGTGCCGGAGTTCTCGGAGATGGCAGTGCCTTCACCGGGTGACACGACAGAGGGGTCGACCGTCAGGGACGGGATGACGAGCGGGCGCCCGTTGTCCGC